CATCTACGGGGTTAAGGCCAACCTCTCTTGCCGCATAGATAGCTACTCCTACGCAATCTAAGCCCACCCCTGGCACCCTACCTTGATGCTGGAAAGGAGTACCAAGACACTCTCTAGCAGCTAGTACAATGTTATGAGCAATGCTCATCCTACTCTACCTACATGAGCATAAGTAGAGCCAGCGGGAATATATAGGAACCCACCAAAATTCACTACGTTCGACCCACCAACTCTATCCTTACATGCTTGGAGAGTCTTTCTACATCCTCTGATAGCCGTATAATTATCCCCTACTTCTGGCATATAATAGAAGCTGTCAAATGTTCTGAACTCACCCGTATGGATGTACTCTTTTATCTCTAGGGGCTTCAACCCAGCATTAGGTCCTGACGTAAATTGTATGGTTCCCGCTCCGAATGTATCATCGGCCTCGCCGCGAGTATCATCAATGAATGAGCTAGCACTATTTACATGGGTTAGCGTACCCGTCACAGTGCTTAAAGACAAGTCTGCCTTACACCCACCAAACTCCTGCCCACCAAATGTTTTTGGACAGGCTGCGCCATAGGTATATCCGATAGTTTGATTAAGAGTATCGATTAGGCTTACACCGCTAATCGTATACCGATCATCCATGAGTACAGCTTTTCCAAATATACCTGCTGTGACTGGTTCTTCGTCCTCTACTGGAGTCGTCCAGTCTGTTGCAAATACATAACAACGTGCTCCGTCAAAGATACCACTAGAGATACCAGGGCGATCAATACCAGCGATACCCGCAATACCCTCAATATCAATACTGGCCGGAGAAAAGTCGCTAGTAGCACTGTACCCTGTGAATTGGTATCCAGAAGTACTGATATAGGTATGACCAGAAATCGTTAGATTGTTGACATAATCAGTAAGATAAATTGTTGAGCCAATAACAGGTACTATACGCATACATAGTACCCTGTAACGATAATCAGCAACTGTAGTTTTCATGGGGCAATTAGCTCAATAATTTCAAGGTTGCAATCTCGTACATCAGAGGATAGTGATCCTACCTCAATTTTTGAATTGAACCGGAACGGTAAATCAAAGTAGCACCCTGCTGTGACTGACTCTCCAGTTTGAGGGTTTAAGTTCAAAGTGCCTCCACTAACATAAGTACCATACCCTGAAGACGTGTCTATGTTTACGGTAATAGACACGCCTGGATTAACACTGGTAATTACTCCGCGTTTCCCATTAATTTCTGTCATACCTACCACACCAGATATATGGACTGACTCGGTTACAAAATAAGGTCCTCCAGTAGTACTGATTACTGCCTGAGATGCTTTAGTGATTCCAGTAATTGTACTTGTCTTGTTCAGACCAAATGTAATAATACCTGTGGTTGTGCTTGCTGTCCAGGCATAATTCATGGCTACTGAATTAACACCTACTAGTATAGAGCCAGCAATAGGCTTATATATCTTTCTGTAAGGAAATCCAATAGATAGCGGAGTACCAGCACTGCCATAAGCCCTGGCTATTTGATAGGTAGTGTCTGTTAGCTTAACTGCTGTGAAGTCAAACGCTGTTGGAATACCAGTATAGTTATTTGTACTGTAGTCATCTACACACTTTACTCGAAACCCTGCATAAGTACCATAAGCTCTATGATATAGGTCAAGTACCTGACCCGCTAAATCATTACGGAGCATGGTAAAACTGATAGTGCCAGTACGGATAGGGTGAGGGTGTGTTAGTTTTCTGTACTCTACACCGCTTGCTGTGGTGGTAATTTCTACAGCATAACCGTCTACAAAACTAGCCCCTAGTCTTATATTGACAGGTAATCTCTCTTCTAGGAAAGCGCCCATTGATTAATCCTTATACGTATCTATGTGCCGCACTAATAAAGGAAGCTGCTTCCCTGGCACCTTGACCTGCGGCTCTGCGCACATCTTGAGCATTATTATTTCCATTAACATTTACAGTAATGTTATAGGTACGACCCCCACCTTGAGCCTTTACCCCTAAACGACCCGCACTATCCCTAGACAATGGCATAACCGCTTCAGGTCCTGCTTCTGCAAATACACCACCGCGAGCAAACTTATGAAGTTTATCGAAGGAGAAAGTAACAGGCGATGTCTGAACTGTATTTGCATACTGGTGCAGTGATGGAGAGCCAGAGAATACGTTTCCTCTAGCTGAACTGGTACCAATCATAGAGGGGATACCATTTGTCATCACACCTGGGATAGTCCCCCCACTGATTCCAGAACTTCCACCCATTCCCAACATTCCTAGAATGCTTTGTACTATACCTCCAAAGCCCTTTCCCTTAGTAGCCTCAGCCCATAATGCCTTAGCCTCAATCTCTGCAATCCCAAGAATAATGGACTTTGCAAACTGGGCGAAATTAACCTTCCCTGTAGTCAGAAAATCAGTTAGAGCCTTGTCAATTGCCGACGACATTACAGAGAACGAGTCTGCAGCTTGTTTAGCTGCATTGGTAGCATCATCCGCCCAATTCTTGTAAGCGTTCTTCCATCCAAACTCATAAGACCGCTGGAACTCTACCTCTTGTTCTGCAATACTAGCAGATTGAGCAGCTAATCTTTCTTTAGCTTCATATAGCTTATCAAGGTCTTCGAGCATTGCCTTCAGTACGTTATTTTCTTCTACAGGTACTTCAGGGGACATTTTGAGTTGTGCGTTAATGTCAGACTGCTTCTTCGCTATAAACTTATCAGTAGCCTTTTCTGAGTCACGTCTAGCATCATACCCTGCTGACTGTGCAGGTGTCATATCCAGTTTTAGTCGTGTTTCGGTTAGCTTATCTTGTAGCTGTTTAACAGCAACTTCCTGTTCAGCTATGAATTTCAGAGTATCTTCGTGACCTTTCTTGACAATCCCTAGATTACGATCAGTAGCTTTTTGGAGTCGCAGGGTCCTATCACTCTCGTATTTGTTATAGGCATTCCACTCATCTTGAAGTAGTCTATCAGCTTGTACTTTCTGATCTCCCTGTGCAGCCCTAGCCAATTGAGTAAGTCTAATAAGACTTGCTCCATAGCTCTCTTCAATCTCCTTCTCATTCTTCTTGTAGATTGCAGCCAGTTCTTTTTGAAACTCATCTTCACTGATAAGATGATTACTGTGCTTACTCTCCAGTAGCTGAATTTCAAATTGTTGAGCCTCTACCAGACCTTTAATTCTGGAGTCATCTAGCTTTTTCTGATTATCTACGTACCTCTTTTGAGTACGAGCCGCAGTCTCAGCCTTTTTAGGCTCGTAGTCCGATAACACTGCCTGTAGTTGCTGCCTTCTAGCCAACAGTTCTGCTGAACTTGCTAGTTCCTTATTAGGGTCATCTGCTAATGGTTTTAAGTTGGCTGTTTTATTCTTTTGATCTGCTAACTGTTGTAGTCTCTTACGGGTTGCTTCAGCCTGTTCAGCAGATAGCCCAACTGCATAGCTCTTACTCGCTAAAAGCTTCTCTGCATCAGTACCGTCCCGCTTCATCTTCTCCCACTGCTCGTTTAAACCCCTAGCAGCTTCTGCTTGTTTTATTAGTTGTTTATCATAGCCCTGTTCCGCAGCCATAGCATTAGCTTTGGTCACATCATTAAGTACCTTACTATGATTTTCTAATACCTTGTCATGAGCTTTCTGAGCTTCAGTGAGGTCATTTAAAAGTTGTCTAGCTTCCCGTGATTCAGCCGTAGCATCTCCACCACCTTGAGGGCCAGCCGCATATCTCGCCTTCGCCCTGTCCAGAATCTCCTTTGACTTATCCAAAGCCTCATTAGCCATTAGAGCAGGTGCATTTCTGATAGAGGCAGCATAGGCGTCAGCAGCTACTTGACCTGCCCCCATCAAACGGATTTGCTCTTTTAAGGCTACACCACTAGCATATAAAGCATCCACACCTTTACTAACCTCTGCGGATACCTTAGCTGTAGAAGTTGCATAGTCGTCCAAAACTTTGATACTGGTTCTGCCTTCTTCGCTGATGCTGTGTAGGGTTTTATACCAGTTAACACCAATCGCTACCAACGCTCCTAGCCCAGTAGCAACAACAGCCAACGGTGTGGCTAAGCTACTGGCTATATGTCCAATATTTGACAGTACAGTAGCAACAATGCCAGCCCTAGAAGCTACCACAGTAGATGATGCAGTGACTGCTGCTGCCTGTGCTGCGGCTGCTGCCTGTGCTGCGGCGGCTGTATTAGCTGCTGTGGCGGCCAGATCAACAAGAGCAAGAGCTTTTAACCCATCCGTAACTAGCTTTATATTTCTACCTAAGATAATGAAAGCTGCCGACGCCACTTCAATACCTTTAAAAGTCAAGTAAGCAGCGGCAAAGGTCTTTACTGCATCTAGGTTATCCAGCAACGCTTGTGTCAGCTTTGCGACTACGTCTGCTGTAGTCGTAAGAAACTCCTTCATCCCAGAAGAGTTTACTACCCCAGATAGACTGTTTATAATACTGGCAATCTGCGGTTGCACCCCAGAAAATACATCAGCCAGTACCCGTTGAAAATCCCCTTGGAGAGTTTTCAACAAGCCTTCAGTAGACTGGCTCAATTTGATCTGGGCCTCAGTCATGAACCCTAGACCCTCAGAGGCTAGTTGAGTATCCTCCAAAGACTGCTTCATCTTTGTCAAGTCAGTAAGTAGAATGTTAGCTGCCTTGACTGCCCTATTGTTGAAAATATCCTCAAGGAACCGCGTCTTGCCCTGCTCAGTCATGCTGTTAGTAGCTTCTGATAGTTGCTGAAGACGCTCAGTAAAGGGCTTCAATGACCCATCGGCATTATATATTTCAATGCCCAGTTGCTTCATAGCGGCTGTTGCTTTAGCTGTAGTAGGAGCAGACAGTTCCCTCACCATATTGGTGATAGCTGTTCCTGCTGCTGATCCCTCAATTCCTCTGTTAGCCAGTGTAGCAAGAGATGCCGCAGTCTCTTCCATAGAGACGCCAAACATATTAGAGATAGCAGATGCCTGCTTCATGGCCTCCATCATTTCTTTTACGGATGTAGCTGAAATAGCCGCTGCTTTTGCGAACACATCTCCAATATGGCCAAAATCATTCACAGACAGACCAAATGAGTGCATAATGGCTGTGGCGGATAACGCCGCATTCGCCATATCCGTCTCACCAACAGCAGCTAGCTTTAAGACAGAAGGAAGGGCAGTAGTCGCATCCTCTACGGATAGGCCGGCCTGGGCAAGGACTCTTAATCCTTTTGCTGCTTCTAGTGGTGTTGACATCGTACCCGAAACAGCGTCATTGAACTTCTGCATGTCCACTGTAGCGCCACTAGAGATGGCACTAATCATAGTGAACTGAAACTCAAGTTCCTTGCCTGTTTCCACCATACTCTTCATGGAACCAGCAATGACTGCTGCACCCAGCAATGGAGCTAATGAACCATAAGTTAGCCATAGTCCACCTAAAGCACCAGACAAGCCTCTAGCAGCGCCGTGAGCTTCATTGGCAATTGTGTTCCAGTGCATTTGATGCTCAGCACTTTGCCTTGTAGCTTTGCCTAGGCTACCTTGAGTTACGATCAGAGATTTTAGCTGAGACTCAAGTGCAGCAACACTGCCAGCATTCTGGGCAGCAGCGAGAGCCTGTGATGAACCTGCAGCGCCTGGAAGCAGGTGTTGTTGCCCACCACCGTAAAAAGCTTTTCCAGCCTGCAGAGCAGCCATTGCTCGCTGCTTTTCTGTAAGAGTGAGCCACTTTGCGAGGTCTTGCGCGTCCTTTACTGCCGCCTTCAGTCGCGCTGCTTCTTCTGCAGCGATTACTCGCAGTTCAAGGGAGTTGGCTAGATTCTTAGCCCTCCATAAGTCTTTTAAATCTTGTTCCGATTTCTTGACTTTAGCTGCTTCTTCTGCCGCTATTACTCGCAGTTCGAGAGAGTTGGCCTGGTTTTTGGCACGACCAAGCTCTTGTACAGCTTTTGCAGCCGCAGCCGCCTTGGCTGCTTCTTCTGCCGCTATTACTCGCAGTTCGAGAGAGTTGGCCTGGTTTTTGGCACGGGCGAGGTCTTGTGCTTGCTTCACCGCCGCAGCCCCAGCCATCTCAGCACTTTTCAGCATGACCTTCAAGTTGCTATCAGTTCTTTGGATACTGTGATCCACCTGACCAAACAACCCTTGAAGCTCATAACCCTTTTTGGTGACATTGCCAAAAATGTCTGTTTTGCCTGATGCCGCCAGAGCGTCTAACTTCGCCTGCATAGCCTCCACTGCGGCGGTCATGGTTTTTAGTTTCTGCTCAGCGAGCTTCGCTTCTGAACCAAGCTTAGTGACACCTTCGCTAGGAACCTGAGTAACCCCAAGGTTCTTCATGCGGGTTTCTAGCGCAGTAAGAGATGCCTCAGCACTCTTAGTATCGATCTGAAGAGATAGGGTTGCTGCTGCGTCTACATCACTCATTACCTTATCTCCTATTCATCGTACTGAGTGCAGAGGCTTCCATCACTCGTATTGCATCTAATACTGCCAACTGCTTCTTTATCTTCATGCGGTCCATAGTGCTGTACACAACACTATAGTCAAGTCCTGTAGCGCCCCCGGCCCCGACCCTCCATTGAGTGGAGACTTTATTGAAGACCTTAAATGGAACCCAGTTCTCTGGCCATACTTCGACATCGCTGGTGTCTTCTACATCTTCTCTAAGGAGACCTATCGCCTCCAGTTCCTCCTCTGAAGGGCCGGGATCATACATCCGGGCCGCTACTTCACGGAGTTTTTTCCTTTACCCTCAAACAGCCCCTTGTTATAAGCCTCGAAAATAGCTTTGGCCGCTGAGGGGTAGTTGTCAAGCAGAGTTTCCAATGCTTCTGGGGAGAACTTTTCATCCACACCAGACCAGTTGCTAATAAGATCAAGCAAAGCTTCGTTGTCAGGGCGTGAAGTATCGTCATCCCCCAAAGACTCAAAAAAAGCCTTCAGTGCCTTTCTTCCCATGTGCTTGAACTCAAAGGTGATTTTACCGTCACCACTTGGAGTAGGAATGATTACATCAGATGTAAATACGGGTTTTGGTTGTAGTACAAACATGGTGTCGCCTCGTGTATAAAGGTCGCCTCGAAAAGACCACTGGCCCGTGCGTGAGGCGGGACGCACCCAGTAATACTGGTGGCCAGTGGGTTACTGCGCTATAAAACCAAGTTACGAAGAGTAACGAACAGGTTCAGCGGCATAACTCAGGCTGATCTGAGTCATCAACGCTTGATTAGTCTCCATCGTCGGTACTTTCATCACAGACCAGTACGCATTAGCCACCAACTTAGAGCCGTTGGGGAAGGTCATAAGTAGGGCATAAGGAGAACGGGCCGTGTCAGCGGCAATTACGTCAGCGTACCATGTCAAAGTCGGATCATCAAACACGTCGACAGTCATATTCACTGCATCTTTAACTGTCGGGATTTGACGAATAACAGTATCCGAGATAGATGTAATGTCAGCAAATTGCTGAGCACCTCCAGATGCACTAATACCCTTGACCTGGCTAAGGGTAGACCATGTATTGATCTTGCGGAATGTACCTACACCTGTAGTTGCTGGGTATTTAGACGTATCAGACGTATCAACGCCTTCAAGAACAAATGAAGTACCACCTGAGACAGACTTAACCCGTGCAACACGTTGATCCAGTAGACCCCACCCGGATGCCATCACTACATAGTCTCCAACAACGAGGGAGTGGGTAGCGGTAACGACACACTCCGATGCGTTTGAAAGAGCCGTGGTGGCAGTAGCCGCGCTGCCAAGCGCCGGAAGGTAGGTTTTTGCAATAGCGATGGTTGCGCCAGTGGAAAGTGTAATGGCCATGTCATAATCCTATAAGTAATTTGCGGCCACAACACTAATATCGGGCCTACCCAAATTCTACTCGCATGGAAGGCATGACTCCAGTTGTTTTTGGAGTAAAATGTGACCAAAAGTGACCGATGGTAATCCGCAGAGTAGGTCAATTTGGTGAGGGCTAAAATGAACAGCGAAGAACTCGTTCTGCTTATGAAAGCAGAAAACCTAAATGTTAAGAGAGTCTCAACAATTCTCAGCGTAACCCCAACTACCGTGTATAGATGGATAAAAGGTACGAGAAAAATACCAGACAGAGTATCTCCGTCTATTGTCGCCCTGTTAAGGGACCGCCCCAGATACTTGACGCTGTCTGGTTCTGAGTGGCGTGTTGACTGATTACTGCCAGAACTGGAAAGGTACAGTTAGGTCTATACTGGTCCAACCAGATCGAGACTGCTTACGCCCAGGTCGGGGGCAGTCTAGTGTTACCCCAGTTAGTCGCTGATATTTGAGTAACTCTCTGAGAAAGTTCAAGTGGGCCAATGCGTCTCTTGTGCTGCTGCCATCTTTCACAAACATCTGCAGCCATACCTCTCCATAGCTGCCTGTGATGGGTTGCAGATCAATGCCTTGGCGTAAGCTGTCTGTAAAATTCACGCTTACTCTTAGAAAGGTGCTCCCTACTGTATCCAGGTCAATGGATGCGGCTTCATAAAACACCTTGACCGTAGGGTAAGTTGTTGTCCACGCTGGATGTAGAAAGGAGACAATAGCGTCTCTTGCTTGTACTTCTGTTGTCATACTCCAAGACTCCTAAGTACATTAAACTGAGACCGACCTATAGTACCGAAACGTCGGCTAACATGATCTACTGACCTACTCACTAGATGGGCTGCATCCGGGTTTTCCGGCCTAAAATTGATTGTGCCCATTTCAATCTTCCACGCATAAGGTTCATCATGAACAGCAGAGTTGGAGAGAAAGATTGGAGTGCCCAGTGGTTGCTTGCCCGCTGCTGCAAATCGCGGTGCTGCCTTGTTCAATGCGTACTCAATAGAATCTGGATCGCCCTTTTGCTTTGGTTCAGCAAGCCCTTTTTTAATGTGTCCAGCCCCGCCAGATTGAGGGGGTCTCCAAATATTAGGGGGAACATTAAAACCTACTTCCCATCCAGCGACAAAGTCACCAGAATACTGCGGCCCCTCTTCCAGAATATAGGTCAAGGCAACGTGTCCAAGTCCGGCAGCCGATTGCTGCACGGCTGTCTTCACCGAAGCGAACCACGCCTCTACCTGTGAATTGAATTTATCAAGACCGACGAACATGGCAACTCCACGTCAAACCTTCATCCTGAGACGATACCACCCTCCACGTCCCGTCTGACAGTGTGAAACTATCAGGCGGATCAGGTGTGACTGCTTTTAGTGTGAATATTTGTTGATCCCCACGTTGGTACTGCTCTGAGGCTTGTGAGAGATACCTAAAATGCTCACTCCACTTAACCCTCAGTATCTTGATAGTTGAGTTAGTTGGTGTGTGGGTGTCTGTGATCGGATCATAAACTCGAGATGAGAAAGTGGCATTCTCAAAGTTAGGTGAGTCAAGCACATTGGCCAATGAAACACGAAGGCCCGATGTTGAGATGTACGACTCTTTGATTAAATACCACACAGAGTTGAGTTTAATCAAGGAGTCTGCTGGTGCCGACTCAGTGCCAGATAAAAATACCTGATACTGTGGGGGATAACGGCTAGAGTCTTCTGCATCTGGG